GCTAAAAAAAGCATCGAATCAGTCGGCATTTGGAAAATGTAATATGAGCACAGAAAATGAATTAACTGGCTCTGGCTTTGGCTCTGGCTATGGCTCTGGCTATGGCGATGGCTCTGGCTATGGCTCTGGCTATGGCTCTGGCTATGGCTATGGCGATGGCGATGGCTCTGGCTTTGGCTCTGGCTCTGGCTATGGCTATGGCGATGGCGATGGCTCTGGCTATGGCTCTGGCTATGGCTCTGGCTATGGCTGAAAAACCTTCCTAGAATAGGTCTAGGAAAAACCGTCCTGCTCGCTCGCTATTTTGACGGGTGGGACGGGATTTTATAAAAAAAGAAAGAAGAAAATTATGAAAATAGAAATTGATTTAAGTGAAATTTTTGAAGATGAGGAAAAAGGAACGTTTCACTTACCAGTAAAAGAACAAATTATCAATGGGGCAATTGAGTCTGTAAAAGGTGCCATTTCTTCCACGATTAAAGATCAAATTTCAAAACAGCTTAATTTGATTATTGAAGAAGAAGTTAAAAGAGAGCTTTCAGTTTTAATTCCAGCTTTATTGGATACTAAATACACGGTGATAACTTCTTGGGGAGAGCAAAAAGAGAGCACTACTGTTAGGCAAAAACTCCATAAAACAATTGAAGAGCAGATGATTTATAAAAGTACTGGATATTCTCACGATCGTAATCAGTTCACTAAATCAGTTCATGAGGCAATGGAAGAGCGCCTAAAGGTATTTAAGGAAGAATACAATAAACAGGTAAATGTTTTATTCAAACAAGAAGCTCACAATTATGCGATTAATAAACTAAAGGAAACTCTAGGTTTAAAATGAGTGAAGCACAAACACTATTCGACAAGCTAGAAAAAATGCCACTAGAAAAATTAATGAATCTCTGCGCATTGTCTATCGAGCAAAAACTAGAGCAGAAAAGACTAGACATGCTTCTTTTATTACTTGAAACGAAGCTTACAAAATATAGAACAATGGCAGCACTGGGGATGAAACCAGAATGAGCAACCTAAGATGGCTAGTAAAGCAGGATGGTACTCGCGTATTGCAGCAACACGTTGCGCGTACAGAGGTTGGAAACGCATTTTATGGCTATGAGGACATTCCCTCTATCCCAGAAGTGAAAGAAATAGTTAAGCCAAAGATCTATTATGTGAGCAATCCCGATCAAATTAAGCTTGCCGGAGGTGACATGGTTCGAATTACAGCTTGGACTACTCCAATTGGCGATGGTTCAGAATTAAATGAGATTCAGCTTGTAGAGAAGATTCCAAATTCTGTTCAGGTGACCAGAAAATCATTGAATCTAGCGCTTTCTTCTATAGGTTTTGGCGTTAACGACATGCTTGATGAATTATGTGAAAAGCTTGGATTGGGTGAATCATGATTCACATCGATATCACATGGTGGCAGTTTATATTGTTTTTCATATCTTATGGTGTGCTTATGCATGCCAGTTATTTATTTGGAGTGTTTAAGTCATGAGTAAGAAAGACACAATTGACGTAATTTTTATCGAGAATGATACAAAAATGAACCAATCTGAATTTAACAGGAGGGTTGAAGAAGCGTCTGAAAATTTTAAATTATCAGACATTCCATATCCACCACTAAAGAACATATTCAAAGCCGGATGTAAATATGGCTACACACTAGGCCGCGAAGCGATGCTTTCCGAAGTGTTGGAGTATTTAAATAAAAGACATATGGAGTGTGCGCCCGATAGCCCGCTTCAAATTAAAACACATTTTTGGGCAGATATTTTATCTGAACATTTTGCAAAAGATTTAGAATCCAAGTTCAAGGGCATCGAAGCCAGCGAAGGGAAGGTGGAAAATGACTAATGAAGAAGAATGTAAATCTGTTTATAGATCGACAATGTATTCTGTACTAATTGCAATTTTGAAAGACATGAGTATTGAGGATATGGAATGGGTTATGCCTCGATTAGTTCAGTATCTCGAAGAAGTAAATGTAACCTGCCCAGAATGTGAATGGCCTGTTCGTTGGACTAAGATGACGCCTATTGGTGAAATTTGCTTAGAGTGTGAACAAGATTATTTAGAAAGAAAGATAATAGCTTATGACAACAATGAATCATAACACCCCCTGCGCTAACTGCGAGAGGTTGGAAGCATACAAAGAACAAACAAAACATGCAGTTGATATAAATCAAAAAACGGTTGCCGATCGCGACGCAGAAATCCAGCACCTACAAAAGCAGCTAGAAGAATGTCTCGAAGTTTTAAAATCTATAGATGGGTATAAACGATATATGTTAGGCGTAACGGTTGATAAAATTGATGTCTTAGTGGCGAAGCTGGGGGAGAAATGACTAAATCCAAAGAAGAGATGGCAAGGGAATATGCTCATAAGGCTGGAAACTATCTCCCAACAGATGGATCGGGATACAATGTCAGGCGTGATGCATTCCTCGCTGGCTACGACGCAAGGCAAGTGGAGGTTGATGGGCTTCTATCGAGAAATCAGGAGCTAAGATTCTGTGATGAATCAAATGCTATTATACATGCACAGGAAAAACAAATCCAAGAACTCAAGAAAGAGTTGGACGAGCAATGCAGATTAAACGGCAGTGGAGCAAGTCGGGAGTTAGCTTTGATGGCTGAAGTACAAGAACTCAAGAAATTTAAAGAACTAGCTAAAGGCCCACTTGATGCCTTGAATACATATCTTTGGTGCGTAGGTGTAGAAAAGTCGAGAGGTAAAGGAGTGGTCAGCACAAAAGAAGCGCTTAACGATGTTGCGAAAGCGTATTATTTATTTATGGATCTAGTTAGTAAGGAATCTAAAGATGGAAAATGAAAAGAAAGTTGCTAAAGATTATTGGTTTATTGAAGACCGATTGTATTCATGTGATTGCGTGAGTGATGAGCCGATTAAAACTGATCCATGCTTTAAAGTTATCCACTGTAAAGAATTACTAGTATCTGAGTTAGAACAGCTCAGAGAGTTTAAGAAACAGGCGATTAAGGTGGTGAAGTTTTATGGAGATCGTGAAAACTGGAAATTTATTAGCTACGCAAGCGACGCAAAAGACGTTATTCGTTTCGACGATGTTGGCTGTAAGTCTTATTGTGAAGACGCCGATTTTGCTATCGGTAGTGGTGGTAGACGCTCCCGTGAATTTCTATCAAAGTGGGGTGAGAAATGACATCACAAATAGAAACTCAGATTCCATCCATAATTACAGACTGCAATTGTATTGAATGCAGATGGGGAACGTAGAATGAAGCCTAGAAAAAAGGTAATGGTTTGTTTATCTGGTTGCGCAAAGAATTGTCAGAAGCAGTTTCTCACCACTCCAGAGTACAGAATATGTACCTACTGCAGAGAAAAGATTGATGTAATGATGGCAGATGGAAGGGGTATGCAGAAACCTAGAGAAGTGGAAGATTCGCTTTTATTGTTTTGGTCTTCTTTAAGTTGACTGATTATTCAAGATAGGGAAAGATTGTTTTATGACATTTGACCAAGTACTTCCAGGTATTTTAGCGGGTAAGATTGCAAGAGTTGTTCAACCACGAGACAGTCGTATGGACACACCTTCATATTATGTGAAGAGTGTAGATGGTGTGATTGAGAAGTCAGTGGACAATAGTACTTATACAGTTTTCACGACTCTTTATAATTATACAGCATTTGATACTTGGGAGCTTTTGCCTATTAATACAGTATCTCAGGCAACGGTTCAGTATTCGACGCTTACAAATAACTGGGACGCGATCGTATATGCTGCGGATCCTGCTATTGGGTCGTCATCTACTTCAAGTATCTTTAGGGAATTTGCACAGTCTCTTGGTTTTTAATCTATATACTACGCACCAAGTTAAGTCTTATACACAAGTTTGCAATGATACATGTTGACACATTGTTAAAATATCTAAACAATCAGGCATATGGATCAAGGCTTCCCAAGTCTATTGCGCCCAAAGCAGCTTACTTTCGACCGTATATTGAAGGATTACGAGAATCCAATGTCGGTGATCAATTTAGTACCTAACGATGTCGTTAAGTGCATATTGGCTATTCCAGAAGATCTTCTGGATCTCGATGAAGAAGACTTAGAGAAAAAGATTCCAGAGCAGACATCTACCGTTAATCAATTGCGCCAGATGTTTTGGACAGAGTATGACCGTGCAAATGAATTTCGTATGCGCATGGATATGAGTCGTGTGTATGTTGGATCTTGCTCACGAGCTGGATTTTATAAAATTTGTCATGATCCTGAAAAGCTTGCGTGGATTGTTACTCCGCCAAAAGAGTACACACTCGTTGTCGATGAACTCCTCACGGTTGCGCTGAAACAGGTTCGAGCGATTCTAAAACTTCCGCTAAGGAATGATCTTGGGTACGTAGATACAAAATTGGCTGACGTTCAGTTGAAGGCCGCTATGATGTTAGATATGCGCCAAAAAGGTGGGTATATCCACCGTTCCATGCAGATTAACCAGAACTTAAATACAAACGAAACGAAACTTACTATTGCACACGATGGAGCATCATCAGCAGAGGATGTCGATTCACGTATCAAGATGCTAGAAGAAGAGATTGCACGCCAAGAAGCCAAGATGATTGCGCACAAGGAAGTGGCACTTCCAGATCTTGAACAGAAGAATGCTGTGGAGAGAGTATCCATAGATGCTTCGTACCGAGAGGTTTCAAATGGCGAAGAGGAAACCTAAAAGTCTTGCGGTGGAAGGGAAGCCACCAGAGGTCTCCACAGTAGTAGAAGGCGTGTCGCCCACTTCCGAAGCTACTGTGGAGTATATTCAAAAAACTTTCACAGAAGACCCAACTCACGAGCTTGCAAGATTAAAAGAAGAGAAGTTAAAACTTTTAGTAGAGAAGCGGGACAAGATTGCGGGACTCCCACATCGTCACGGGTTCAAGTACTTTCCGTGGCAGAGAGAATTTTTTGATTGTCATGAGAAGGATGTATTTTTAACGGCTGCGAACCAAGTGGGTAAGTCTACGATCGCAGCATCTCAGGCAATCGAGTGGTGTGGAAACAAAGCTCTTTGGAAAAAGTTATGGAAGGGGAAAGTACCGAGACAAATTTGGTATCTGTATCCTTCGCAAGATTTTGCTACGAGTGAAGTGTACTCGAAGTGGATTCCAGATCTTTTACCTAAAGATTCCATGAAAGATGACCCTGACTGGGGTTGGGAGATAGAGAAGAACTCGAGGCATGTGTATGCGATCAAGTTCAACAGTGGTGCAAGCATATATTTCAAAGCTTATTCTCAGGATGTTTCAAATCTCCAAGGTTCAACTGTTGCTGCGATTTTCTGTGATGAGGAATTACCTGAGGATTATTGGGACGAATTGAACTTTCGTCGTATGGCATATAACGGTCACTTCAGGATGGTGTTCACTGCTACACTCGGTCAGAAGACCTGGTACGACACAATGGAACGACAGGGGACTAAGGAAGAAAAGTTTCCTCATGCGAAGAAGATGCAGATCTCTCTTCACATGTGTAAGAAGTACGAGGACGGGTCAGACTCTCATATTGACGACGAGTACATTAGACGAGCTATTTCACTTTGTAAGAGTGAGGCCGAAGTACAAAAGAGAGTAATGGGCCGATTCGCAATGGACAGCGGATTAAAGTACGCTGCATTCGACAGAAAGAAAAATATTATATCATCCGTTCGTATCCCATCCTCTTGGCCTGTATATGTTGGCGTGGATGTGGGTGGAGGAGGAGATGGACATCCATCTGCCATTATGATGTGTGCGGTATCTCCAGATTATACATCGTGTTATGTATTTGACGGTTGGGTAGGTGAGGGTGAACTTACTACAAACATGGATGTGTATGACAAATTAGTTCAGCTGATAGAAAAGCATTCTTGCTTTAATAGATTAGCGGGAATATTTTATGATTATCAATCGAAAGATTTTGGAACGATATGCTCACGGAAGGGTTTATCTGTAATTAAGGCTGATAAATCGCATAGTATTGGGGAGAGTGTTTTAAATGTCCTTTTTAAGAATGGCAGTCTGCTTGTTTTTGATTTGCCTAGTCTTGATGAGCTGGTCTTTGAACTAACTAACCTCAAATTAGATACTGCAAAAAGATCTGCTCGAGATGATGCTGCAGATGCTTTGAGGTACTGTTTAACTCGTGTTCCTTTCAACTGGGCGAAGCTTGGGGTAGCAAACCAGCTTCATAAGTTGCCAGAACAGGTAGTTTTAACGAGAGAAGAGCAGCAACTTCAGGATAGAAGATCTGGTATTTTACAAAAACAAAGCACGGATAGAATCTCAATAGAAGAAGAACTTTCGGCTTGGGAAGAGTTATATGATTTTTAAGGATACAAAAGATCTTTGCTTTTTTATTAAAGAGTGTACTAAACTAGGCATAACCGAGTTTCAAATGGGTGATATGAAGATTTTCTTCCCTCCCCCTGCGAACACTTGGCGAAATCCCCGTACCAAACGGAACGCTACCGTGGCTGCTCACGACATCGAGCAAGAGGGAGAGAAAAATCAAGATGCAGCAGCACATGAACTGTATCTCTCTCAACTCGCAGTCGATGATCCAGAAGAGTTTGAGAGAGTGTCTATCAAGGGGATAAATGGATAGCGAAAACGATAAAAAGTATAATAAGAAATCTCTTTCACTTCTGTATACAGAAGCCGTGATGATCGATAAAAAGATTTTCAGTGAGCAAAAGAGCAATGTTCTTTTATATGCTGGTGAGCACTACGCAAAGCCAGGATCAAAGTTTTGGCAGAATATCCGTGACACTAGAAACTTAGACAATTCGACAAAAATTCGTATCGTAAAGAATCACATTCAGAAGATTTGCAAATCCTATACAAATAATATTTTAAATTTTGCTCCAGGTGTGACGGTTATTCCACGACAAGATAAAGAGCTTCAGCACGTTAAATCTGCACAGCTAAACGAGTCTGTGTGGCAGTTTATTAAACTAAAACAAAACTTAGATCAAAAGACTTCAGATTGGGCGCATGATTTTGTGGTTCAGGGTGAAGTAGCGGTTAAAATTTTCTGGAATCCAAACAAGGGTCGTCACGTTGGGTACAAGCAAGCTATTGATAAGAATGGTGAGCCGATGTGGGATGAGCCTCCTGTTCAAGGTATTGATCCTATTACACACCCAGATACTGGAGAAGTTTTAAGACCAGGTGTAGAAGCAAAAGATGGTGTTCCAAAACGCGGGCAAGCCGTGTTTTCTGGAGACATCGATTTTGAGCGTTTATTCACATTCAATCTTTTAAGAGATCCAGCTTCTCGTTCAATGGATGATAGTCCTATTTTGGGATATCAAAAAATTATCCCATATGAGGAGCTAAAGAAAAAATACGCAGGTGATAAAGATAAGCTTGCGATGCTTCAAGAAGGCATCTCTGGTTCTGATTATGTCGTATTTGATGCTAATGACCAACGCTACGTAGAGACTAAGAATCAAGTTCTTCTTGTGGAATGGTATGTTAGACCATGTGATGATTATCCTAACGGGTATTTTTTCATGGCGACTCCAGATGGTGACGTTCTTGAAGAGATGGAACTTCCTTTTGGTATTTACCCAATTGTTTATGGTGGTTTTGATGAATTAACATCTACTCCACGACATTATTCTATTATTAAAGTAGCTCGGCCTTATCAATCAAATCTAAATTTTTTAGCATCGAAGGCGACAGAGCACTCTGTCACCCTCGGGGATGATAAAATTATCACTCCGATGGGTGCAAAGATTCAGCAAGGGTCTTTTTTACCAGGTATTCGTCAGGTTCAAGCATCTGGAGATTTCAAGATTATGGAAGGCCGAATGGGAGAGCAATTCATTGCTCAAATGCCAGCGGTTATTCAAGAGATGTATGCTGTATGTAATCTAGCAGAAGATTCAGAAGAAAAAGCTTCTAATCTAGATGCCTATACACTTTTGTATCGTTCAATGCGTGAGAAAAAGCGTTTTTCTAAATACGGACAAAAGTTCGAGAGAATTTTAAAGCAAATCTGCGAGATTTGTTTGGTTACGTTCAAGAATTACGTTTCAGACGATGAATTGATCCCTGCTATTGGAACTTGTGAGATGGTAAACATCGAAGAGTTTCGTGGAGTGGATCCATTACATGTGAAGATCGACGTTGTTCCACAAACTGAGGACATGGAAACGAAGCTTGGTAAACAGCTTCAAATCCAAACGATTCTTCAGTACGGAGGAAGTCAGTTATCTAAAGAAGACATAGGACAGATGATGAGAAACGCTCCTTATGGGAATAAGGATGAGATGTTTGGCGATTTCACCATGCAGTACGATAATGCTGTAAATGATATTCTATCTCTTGATCGTGGGCAGTATCCTGAACCAAGAAAGCAAGATGACCACGCCTATCAGATTAAAAAGCTTGAGTCTCGTATGGCAAAAGCAGATTTTAAATTCTTACACCCACACATTAAGGATTTATATAATAAAAAAGTTCAAGAACATGAGCAAGCGATGGCATTTAACGCTCAGCAAATTCAGATGGCTCAATCTGGGTTTATTCCTACTGCAGGGGCATTAGGAAGTGCGGATCTTTACGTAACCGATCCATCAAGCCCACAAAAGGTACAAAGAGCGAAGTTTCCAATTGCAGCACTTGAGTGGTTAGCTGAAAAGCTTGCGCAGCAAGGTGCTTTCGTTGGAGATGTAAAAAAATTAGGTATGGGAAATCAAGCAGAACTAGCTCAGATGACTCCACCCCAACAACAAGCCTATCTACAAAGTCAGATGCCAGGAGGCGAGCAAGGTGGACAAGGTTCTTCAGCTCAGCCCTTTTTATCTGCTTCAGGGGGGCAATAATTATTAGTTCAAACTCGGAAGTAAGCCCGACATAGCTTACAAGGAGATAGTATGGAAGGTTTAGATAATACATCAGTAGATACAACAACGGAATCGACATCATCAGCACCAGAAGTAAATTCCATTTCAGAGCTAAGAGAAAAGATTGAAAACGTCATTTCTTCCCCATTTGATGATCAAAAAGTAGAACCAAAGACTGAAAAAATTGGTAAAGAAGCTGCTACAAAAGAAGAAAAGATTATTCCACTAGAAGGAGCTTCCACAGATTCAGACGCTCCTGCTGTAGAAGAAAAGCCAGCGTTTCAGCCTGAGTTTAAATTTAAAGCAGGTGGGAAAGAATTTGAGATTCCTGAAAAGTTTCGTGCCTTAATCACAGACGCTACTTCTCAAAAAGAAGTCGTTGAGATTATGGAGAAGGCATATGGACTAGATGATTTAAAACCTAGGCATATTAAGCAAAAAGAGCAGCTCGAGTATCTTACTAAAGATGTACTTCCAAGTTATCAGAAACAAGATAAGCTGATTAATGAGCTTGCCAAGCTGCATGATACACATGACTTTGACTCACTCTTTGAGCGACTAGGTACAAACGAGCAAAAGTTACAAGAGTGGATGTACAAAAAATTATCATTGACCCCAGAGCAAAAAGAACTTTATAATCAAAATAGAGAACTCCAAAAACAGCTGTATGAACGAGAGACCGAAAATCAAACGTTAAGCCAGACTGCAGAAGCCGCCAAGCGGGAGATCGAACAGGAACAAGAACAGAAAATTCTTGCAACCCTAGACTACACTGTTAACAACGGTGAGAGCAAAGATGTAGCTAAAGCATTCGACGCAATGAATGGTGAAGGTGCATTTAAGAATAAAGTAATCCAATATGCTGCGTTCATCGAGCAAACAGAGAAAAAGAATCTGTCTATCGAAGATGCGATTAAAGGATTTATTAAATTCTCAAACTTCCAGCCCGCCACGGCACAACCTGTACAGTCTGGTAGCCAAGCTGCTCCGAAAGAAAAGCCTACCCTACCAGTTACCGCTGCTAAGTCTTATAGTCCTAGCAGTCAATCAGTAACGTCTATCAAACAACTTCGAGCAAAAGCTAATCAAGCCAGAGCCGATTAAAAATATCCTTAGGGGGGATTAAAAAATGAGTACTGCTTCAACTTCGGCATTTAATACAATGCTTAACGAAAATGTAACTAACAAACTAATGGAACTTGAGCTTAAAAAGCGTTGTTTCGTTTATAATGAAGTCGATGAAGATAAAAATTGGCTTTTAAATAACAACTACGTTCTACCACAAATTGCTGGTGTTGCGTCTACTGTTAGATTCGGTGGGTTAACTCCTGCTGCTTCAATCTACGGTTCTAAACCACAACGTGGTTATGAAGCGACTCCGAAAGAGATGTGGGGATCACTCAAGTTTCTTCAAAAAGACTTGTTGATTCACGGAAAAGTTTCTGAACAAAACTTTTTGCGCATTCTTCCAGACGAGTTAGAGCGCCATATGGACTACGTTGCACAAGCGCTAGGACAAAACATTTGTTCTGGAGTAGCTGTGGATCTAGTGACTGTCAACGGTACTGTTGGTGGTGCAATCGGTATTGCTAACCCAGAGCGTTTCCAAATTCAACAATACGTTGAATTTCAAGATAACAACACCTTGGTGTCTGTTGTCGGTTACGTTAAAAACATCAACATCAACACTGGTATCTTGGATATTGAAACTCTTCCAGGTTCAGGTGTTGCAGTGGATTTAAGTTCAATCACTGTTGCTCAAGTAGGTAAAGCATACCTTCGTGACCAAATCACTGACGGTTTCAATTCAATGGTTGATATGTTGTTGCCAGCTGCCAATGGTGGTTCTGCAAACTTACACAACTTGTTGAAAATCAGTAACCCTCAGTTACAAGGTGTCTACGCAGATGCTTCTACTTGGACTGCTGCAGACTTGATGAAAAACCTTTTCAAACTTTATGCTAAAGCTCGTAAAGTTGGGGGCGGTAAACCAAAGAACATCCTTATGTCATACAATGACTACGGTGCTTGTGTTAATACTATCGAAAATCAAAAAGGTGCATTCAACGTTGCTGTTAACAGCGACAAAGCAAAAGAATACACTTGGGATGAGATTTCTATCGGTGGTTACTTGTCTAACGGAGAATCTGTTAAATTAGTAGCTGTTCAAGAAATGAACGATGGTAACTACGTTGGTTTCGACCCAAGCTCATTCCGTTTCGCTTCTGCGGGTGGATTGCAAAAACATAAAACTCCAGATGGAAACTACTACTTTGTAGACCGTGACCCTACCAATGGTTACAGCTACATTTGCGATACTTTCCTCATGGGTAACCTTTTCTGTATCCAAGCGTATAAGAACTTCTTAGCGACTGGCGCAACAATCACCTACTAATTCTTAGAGTTGGTAGTTTCTGGGTGGGGGTTAAAATCCTCACCCAGATTTTTTAAAGGAGAGAGAATGTATAGCAGAGATTTTAATACCATTGCAGATATGCAACAAGTTACCGCTACAACAACAGCCTCGGCTTTGCCTGACGTTTCTTTAGCAAGCGGAGAGAAGACTCCAGAGAGAGTTTTGATTCAATCTCTATCTACAAATACTGCTCCTGTTTTCATTAAGAATGCAGACGATGTCGCATTAGATGGTTCAACGGGTGGGCATGAACTTCCTGCTGGATCAAATATCCTTCTTCCACTTAGCGGTGGTTTATATAAAAGTTATTTTATTATTGCTTCAACAGGATCTCAAAAACTTCAAGTAACATATTTGGCGGTGTAGATGATGGATTCAGGCGTAGTTTACCCTAGTTCTTTAGTAGGTGGTGGCGGCGGTGGTGGCGGTGGTTCTTTTACAGGTGTCACTGGAAACCCAAGCGAAATCGCTTACTTTGATTCATCAGGTAACGGAACAGGGGATAACCAAGCCACACGACTAGACGACCAAACAAAACAAACTGACATTGCAGCAAACACTAAAGCAAAAAATGTTTTTGGAAATAATAGTAGTAAGGGCGCAGTTCAGGCCGATTTAGTTGGTACAATTGGTAACTCTATCAATCTTGTATTTGATGGAATCATAGACATTGATACTGCCGTTGCTACTTGGAATGCTGCTAATCCTTCAAATCCTGCAACCGTTCTTAACGGTGGCACAGTTATACCAGACGCACAAAATACAAATTTAATTGGTGGCGGTACAACAACCATTCAACTTGGTGAAACAAATTTGCCTTTATTCGGTGGTGGCATTCATGGGTATGGTATTCATGCCACAGACTTAACAAATGGATTAAATGTTATTAGTCTTGGTGGAAACATAAGCGAATTATTTGGGCCAAACACTTTTGGCTCTATTGCTGGTTTTATAGATACAACAAATAACATAATCGCTATTAATTCTGCAAGCAGTGGTGGTCTACAGCTCATTTACACAGACCAAAACAGTTTTAATTCAAGTATTGCAATAGTCCAAGGTGCTGTCAGTATTCAGCAAAACAGTAATGAGTTTAGAATTGATGACAGCTTTGGTGCTTTTCGATTCATTGGTAATTCTTCTAGCGTAAACTTAAATTTCAATAGTACCGCAAATCTTGGTGACGTTTTATCAGTAACTTCAATTTCTGGTAGCGATATTAATCTTGGTTTTGTGGCACCTTCTGGTGGCGGTAGTCCAGGTGGTTCAAATTATAACGTACAGTACAATGATGGAGGGGCTTTTGGTGGTGATGGCTCTTTTACTTGGGATAAGGTAAATAAAAATTTATTTGCAGGTGATAGTTTAGTCACAGGTTCATATTTATATTTAAAAAACACATCTGGTACAGCAACCTTAAACGCATCTACAGTAGTGCTTTCAAGGCCAAATTTTGACGCATCAACACAGGTTCCATTTTTAGTTGGCTCTGTAAACAATAGATTAACGGTTATTGGTGACGTTGACGATAGAGAAAATCGTACCAAAATGATTATTTATCAAGACGGGCCATTTACAAACACCATTCAAGCAATTGGTGCTAGAAAAAATACTATCACTTCTGCTACTTTTAGTGCTGGTGGTAGCCCAGGGCCAAACAGTAATTTAGCCGATGCTGCGTTGACCTCTAATTACACTGGTAATGGTTCTAACTCAATTTTCACTGCCACTATTACAAACATAAATACACAGACTATACAAATCACATCTGTTGTCGGTACTCCTCAAGTCGGTGACCAAGTAACCGGATTTACAAGTGGTGCAACAGGAACTGTTTACGACACTGATGGGTTAACATACATTAATGTTGAAAATGTAACAGGTAGTGGTTTTTTACCTATAGAAGCGTTAACCGCTGTAGCTCCTGCAACATGGACCGCCGCAATATCTTCTTCTGGTGCATTAACAGATTTATACCGATTTGATAATGGTCCAAATTCTACTTCAGGACTTAATTGTTCATTAAGCCCAGGTTCGTTTTTTAACGGAGTAAACTTCAGCTTTCAAAACGTCACAGGCCACGCAGTAAACGATACGTGGACTTCTCAATATGGTGTTAATTTTGGAGAGCTATTTAACTTTAACGGACAAGCAGGAGTTTATACTCTTGGTACAAGTAGTGCTCTTGCTAGTCAGAATCAAGTTCAGTTAGAAGTAGACGATCCATCAAATACCGTAAGATCAATCGGAAGATTCTTTGTTTCTAAAGGTGTTGGACCAGTTTCACCCACATTGCGAGTGGACAACTCCATAAACAATGTGCAAATGGGTGCCTATGGTTTTGCAAACAATACATTTCTTGAAGTAGACGACAGTAATCAGACAATTAAATTAAATTCTGCAAAAACTAAAATTTCACTTACTGCATATGCTGATGATGCTGCAGCAGGTGTTGCTGGTTTGATTGCAGGAGAAATGTATCAAACAGATGGTACTGGAGCGATCACTACCGCTGGTGTTGTGATGGTTAAACAATAAGGGGAATATATGGCACTTAAAAAACATAAAGAGTTACCAAGCGGTGTAGTTGGAGAGTACTGGAAGATTATATCTGTTAGCGCTGACAAAGTTAAATCAGAACTTACTTGCAGAATCGCTTTATTCAAGGATAAGGCCGCTTCAGATAGCGGAAAAAAGATTTTAGATTTAGTACATTCTTTTAGTGGTAAAAAAACAAAAGTAGAGCTTTCTGGTGATCTTACTTCACTTGCGTATGAGATGGTTAAACAACAATGTTCAGGGTCTGCACCAAGTGTGTTATCTGGTAAATTAATGGCTTTTAACGATCTATACGGATCTGAGGACATTTAATATGAATGATTCTGGATTAGTTTGGAGTTCTGGTAGTGGCGGGTCTGGATCTGGTCTATACCTTCCATTAGCGGGTGGAAACATGACGGGAAATATTAATCTCGTCGGTAACGCACAAGATCCCCTAAATCCAGTAACTCTTCAACAATTTTCTGGAGCCATAAATGGATTAGATCCAAAGCAATCAGTCACTGCAGGGACAACTGGAGCACTTCCAGCTAATACCTATTTTAATGGCCCTGCAAACGATGGTATCGGAGCGACACTCACTAAGAATACTAATGGCGCTCTTCCATCCCAAGATTCCGTAGCTCTCATTAATGGGGATTCCTTACTCGTAAAAGATGAATTGAATGCTGTTCATAACGGTATCTATGTAGTTACCAGTGTTGGGTCTGCAGGTTCTCCGTGGATTTTAACTAGACGCGCTGATATGGAAACAGGTGGCCAAGCGAACGGTGCTGTGGTTATTGCAGTTCTAAATGGGGCAACTTTAGCTAACAAAGGATTTCTTCAATATAATACGAACACAACGGTTGGTGCATCAAACCTTGGCTTTACTGTTTATAACAACAATGTCGTCGTTGCAGACCAAGTAACACTAGATTTAACTGGAGGTGTTCTTTCAATTTTATCTGGTGGTATTTTAAACACACATGTTAACGCAGCAGCCGCTATTTCTGGGACAAAGATTGATCCTAATTTTGGTGCGCAAGATGTTATTTCAACAGGATCCTCAAGATTTAAGTCTCTATCAATTAATGCTGGAGCAGGAACAGGTTTTATAAATCTTATAGAACAAACTTCTCCTGCACCAGGAAGCCCAGATGGGATGATTATCTATTGTCCTTCTTTAAATAAGCTTGCATTTAGAAGCACCATTGGTGCAATTATAACTTTTGATAACACAAACCAGACTGCTAATAGAGATTATTCTTTCCCTGATGCTTCTGGATTTGTAGCTCTTGCTCCATCTGCTGGTTTCGTAAAGTCAAATGGAACAATTTTAAGTTCAGTAGCCTCTATTGATTTATCTGCAGATGTTACAGGTGTTTTACAACTCGCTAATGGTGGTACAAATAATGCTGCAGGATTCCCAGCAAATAGAGTCATTTTTTCAAACGGTACTCAGCTGACAAGTGCTGCAAGTTTTGTATACGCATCTAACTTGCTAACCGCTGAAGCATTTAGTGCTGCTGGTACTGGTGGAGCTGGATACATCGCTGTAAGAAACCAAGCGTCTACTCCATCAACTCCTAGTACATCGCTTAAAATTTTCTCTGACTCCTCTACAAGATTTAGCATTTTGAATCCATCTGGATTTGTTATGGGTCTAAGTACAGCAGGATTATCAGCAAGTCGTGTTCAATCTTTTGCAGACGCAAGCGGTACAATTGCTCTCACACCTTCTGCGGGATTTGTTACATCAAATGGAACTGTGCTATCTTCTCAGGCTTCTATTGCATTAAACACATCTGATGTTAGCGGTACTTTACCAATGACTAAGGGTGGATCTGGTTCTATTCTTATTAGCTCAGGATTAGTTCGCTCAAATGGGACGGCATTAAGCGGAAACGCTTCTGTGGACTTAACTTCAGAGGTATCAAATACCCTTCCTATTAGTTCTGGTGGCACTGGATCAAGTGCTATCTCTGCTGGTTTCGTTAAGTCAAACGGTTCTGTTCTATCTTCTCAATCAGCTATTGCCTTAGCGACAGATGTATCAGGAACACTTCCATTTGCGAATGGTGGAACAGGAGCTACTTCTATTGCGAGTGGTATTGTAACGAGTAATGGTACGGCGCTATCTTCTACGGCGTTCCCATCAAGCGGAATTGTTTTAAGTTCTGGCTCTGCCTTATCTTCAACAACATTTCCTACAGCAGGTGTTGTTACATCAAATGGATCTTTACTAAGCTCATATGTACGGCAAGCACTTCGGGTTACTGCAACACAAACAAACACCACAGTAACACCTGCCGCAATAACAGAGCTTACTACTACAAGTTTGGCTCCAGGTAGCTATGCTTATCGTGGGGTAATTATTTTCCAAACAGTTGCTACCACAACTGGTATAGGATTTAGAATTAATCCAGGAACAGCAACCTTAACAAGTGTGTACGGAAAGTTTCTAATAAGCCAAGCCGCAAGTGGTACTGCACAATCATTTCAATACAACCAATTAAATGCCTCAACAAACGTTGTTTCTGCTTCTGTGATTGCAGCAAATACAGACACAATAGCCACTTTTGAAGGTATGTTTACCGTATCCGTAGCGGGTACAGTTTCTATGCAATTTAGGTCTGAGGTTGCTGCCTCTGGAGTATCTGTTCGGGTCGGTTCATTTATGATTGTAGAAGCAATATAACGCTAGGGGGCATATGAAAGATGCAAGTAAAGAAACAGCTTTAGGGGAAAGATCAAAAGTAGAAATAAGCATGTTTTTTATATGTGTAGGTGCTGTTGTTTGGCTTCTTTCTCATATTTTACCAACTGAGGCTCGAGTACAAGAGCACGAGGAAAAGATAAAAAATTTGAGTGAGAAGATGGATATTGTTCTTGGCGACACCCAATATATCCGTGCTAGAGTAGATACAATGGGAGCAAAACATGGGTCTAATTAACGGACAGCTAAAATCTGCACAGCTAGAGTACTTTACACTTGCTACTCGTCCAGCAGCTTCTTCTATGTTAAATCGTGTTATTTATGTAACAGATCTTGCATATGGTCAGATCCAAACTTCAAATGGAACGGACTGGGTTCCACAAAATATTCTTGAGAGTTGCACTACAGCAGGAAGACCATCACCTTCTTTATTTGCTGGACAAGTTATTTATGTAACAGATCTTGGATTACTTGGAAGCGTTCAGTATTCTACAGGTTCTGCTTGGGTAACAGTAGGTGCTTCAACAGGTAGTATTAGCTTTAAGGCAAACGGTAAATATGTTGCAGGAAGCTCAATTGATATTTTTTCACCACTTCCTTTCGCAGTTAATATTACCTCTGTTTGGATCTGTAACGGAACTGCTGGAACCGCAGGTACAACAGAATTTGATTTAAAGCGCGCAACTACTTCTGGTGGAGCATTTACAAGCATTTTTTCAACAACAGGTAAGATTACATCGGCAGCAGCATCAAATGTGTGGACAGATTCAGGTGTTGTGGTTTCTGCTCAAACAGGGGTTACTAAACCAGTACTTAGTACTATTTCTATTACAGCAGGAAGTGCTTTAAGATTAGATCTTATTACTACAATGACTGGAGCAAGAGATTGCGAATTAATAGTTCAATACGAAAAAGCTTAGGAGATACTTATGGCAACTTATTCAATGACGCTAGATTCAATTCAAACGCTTACAGCAACTAGGGCATACCCAAGCGGTATTGGCCCTACAGATTCTAGTACGTATACCGTACCAGCAGGTAAAATAGCCATTATAAATACTCTTGGTTTTTTTAACGGGTGGACTGGATCAGGAACTACTTCCTCTTTTCGCGCTGTTGTTCAGGCTCCAGGGGGTAATTTTAGCGTTTTTCCTGGTCTTTCCGTTCTAGCACCAAGCGGTGGAGGAAATTCACTGTTTACAACAACTCCAAATTCATATCTACCAGAGGGTACTCAAATTAGATGCACAACTGCATTTGAAACAGGAACTGGTACAAGTGGAACAAATACGATTACTCTAACTATTTTAGTTTTTGATGCGTAATCATTATACAGTATTTATAAAAATTCCTTAGGAGGGAATAATCATGGCAGAAGCACAAACATCAGTAAAACCTTGGCAGTCAAAAACAGTTTGGATCAACGCAATTTTGGGCGTTATTGCAGCAGTAGCTGCTTTCTTTCCAGCAGCATCAGTAGTGAGTAAATTTATCACTGATAACGCAGCCTTTATTGGTATGGGTTGGTCAGTTCTAAATCTTATCCTTCGCGCTGTTACTAAAGAGAAAATCTCTCTAGGAGAATAGTGACTATCACGGCAGTTATTTCAGGCATTTTTGCGATATTTGAGAGCATTCCAATTATGCGGGATGCTCTCTATGCCGCAATAGATATGCGGATTGCAGCTCGAGTTGAAGCTGCAAGACAGGGTAGAATCGGAGGTTATAATGAACTACAGACAGCAAAAACTTCAGAAGAAGCTTTGGCCGCTCTTGGGAACATTATTCGTTCTCGCCCTCAGTAGCTGCGTTTCTATCCCAGATGTTCCTCCTGGGGAGACTTGTTTAGTGTGGGCTAATCCCCCAAGCTGTTTATGTGCAAATGCACAAACAGGCGCTCCGACAAGAAATATTACTTTAGAAGAGTGCCAGAAATATATTGCAGTAAGCCCAGAGTATTCTAACCTTATTGATGCGTATCATCAGCAGCTAATTGATCTTGCAAGAAGACGCTGCAGACAGTAAATTATAAGTATACACCAAGGGCAGACCGTCATATCTGTCTAAACCAATTATAGGACGGTCACATGATTATTTTACCTTACGGAATTGAGCAGCCTACCACTGGAGATCGTGGTTCTGTATTCTTTCCTATTTTAGAAAGAGGGCTTCAGCGTTTATCTAGTCACGATCACGATGGTGTGAATAGTGCGCTAATCAGTGCAGCACATTCTTCTGCTGGAACAGTTCTACTACCTTCAGGATCTTGGGTTCTTGTTTCACCAGGTCTTTACTCTCAGACCGTAAATCTTCCTGTAAATTTTGATTATGATAATACTTCTTTTGAAGTACGCCTTAATGATGCTTCACAAGAGACAATTTACGCAGACATTGCAAAGGTAACTGCAACTTCTATTATCGTTTATGCTGCAACGAACACACTAAACTATAAGCTGATTTGTAAATAATGGCACTACAATATACTTCTCAAGAGAATGCAGACTTCGGTGGCGGGATAACGGATTATCCGTTTGAAGCACCCATCAACATGTATGAGGAATTGGACAATATTGTCCTTGACCCAAATGATAAGGCAAATCAACGTGCTGGATCCCTTCCGTACATTACAGATCTTCCACAACTTCCTGTGTTTGTAAGACCACACAATATCACCACTCTTTCACAGGAAACTGTTTTTACTGCAGCCCTAGATAATCTCTACTATCCAACAACTGCATGGACTCCTTTACTTGGGATAAGTGGTGTCCCAGCGTTTAACGCTTCATCTGCTACGATGACCTCTTCTTTTGCAGAATGGAACAGACACCTTTTTGCAACAACTTCTGAGTTTTCTCTACCAATTAAAATTTTCTTAGATGCAGGTGGTACTCCACAAGTGCGTACCGCAGGTCTTCCAATTTACCCAAATACTTTTACTCTTACTCCATCTGTTGCAGGTACAGCTTCGTATGTGTACTACATCGTCTACAAGTACACTTATGCTTCTGGAGCTGTTCAGTTCTTAGACTTATCAAGCCCTGGAACAAAGCAAACACTTGTCGCTGGAGTACTTGGCGTAAATAGCATTACTGTAGGAAACATCACAGGCTTCATAAACTCTGGTGGATCTAGCTGGGATGTTACCAACATTACCGTAGAAATTTACCGTACCGTAAATGGAGGTCAAGTAGCCTACTTTGTGGCCTCTCTTCCAAATCCTTTAGGTGGTACAACATCATACGTGGATTCTTTGGTTGATGCAACACTTCAGACAAGAGCTACACTTTACTCTACTCTCGGGATTCAGCCTTACGATCCACCACCACTTTGCAAATATGTCCACGTGATGAATGGACGAGGTTATTATGCATATACTAAAGACAATACAGGAGAGTATCCAACTCGTGTGTATCAATCAATTCAAGATGATCCAGATTCTGTACCACCTTTTTTCTTTGTAGAAGTACGTGACGAGATTATGGGTATTTCATCATATGGAAATACTCCAATTGTATTCGGTAAGAATAAAGTCTATCGCTTAGACGGATACTTCGATGAGCTTGGACGAAATGGAACTGTTTACGAAGAGATTTCTAAGATCACAGGATGCGTTTCTCAGAACTCGATTGTTCAAACAGACTTCGGAGTTTTCTTCGCAGGAGCTGCTGGGTTTTACTTCACCGATGGATATAAACTTTTTAAGATTTCTGACCACTTAAATATTCGATATAAAGCAATCGTCCAAACTCCAGCACAAGCAGCTAAGATTTTTGGAACGTATGATCCAATCGAGCGAAGAGTTTACTGGGCCTGTTCATTACAGGGAGATTCAGAGAATGATACTCTTTTTGCGCTAGACCTTACTCGCCCTGTGACAAATAAATCTACCTTCACTACCTGGTCAAATGGAGACTACTTCAAGCCATCCGCTATTGGGTTTTTAAATGGGGACATGCTCAGGTGCGATTCTCGAGGGTATGTATTTAGACACTTAGACTCTCAGGCAAACGACCCACGAATTGATATCTCTAAGTCTTATTTAGACTGGGGTACTAAGGCTATTATTTGGAATATCAAATCAGCGCACATGAACTTTGGTCTACCGCAGATTAGAAAATGGGCTTCTAGGATTCTAGTTACTGTTAGGAATCTTTCAAATATTTCTATTCAAATTAACTCAATCAATAATGACTCTGACAATCCAGAGCCGTTGAAAGTGATACGTTTCCGTGACCTTTTAACGTGGGGCGATCCAAACCCTATCTGGGGGGATCCTTCTCTCATTTGGTTCTTTCAAGGACTAGTTGAACAGTGGAGAAGATTCCCTGCTGGTAGCTTGCGCTTCTCTTACAAGCAAATCCAGATTACCAACGCTAACTGCATCATCTATAGATCAGATGAATCAAGTACTATTAATTTTGATAAAAACACTCTCATTGCTACGCTCACTAATATTCAAAGAATCCTTACTTGTACTTCAATCACTAACGTAAATGTGGGTGATACTGTTACAGGGGTTTCAACTTCTGCAGTAGGTACGGTTACTGCAGTGAGTACGCTTTCTATCGAAGTAACGACTGTGTCTGGAGATTTCACAGGTGAGACAGCACTTATCGATAATACTTCTGGTGGATCTGCGGTCGTTTCTTCTGTATCCATCTTCACTTGGCCAGATGATCTTCTTGATTTTAGCTTAAACATTCTACCTAATGGTGCTCCAGATGATCCTGCAAACTATCCGATTAATCTACCAATCGTGCAGAGAATAGATAACTTCAACATTCTGGTAACAGATCCTACAAGCGTATTACCAAACTATGGTCCACCTACTTACAGTTTTGATAATATTAAGTGGTACATTGACGGTATCCCAAAATATGAAGTATTAAGTCTACAGAACTTTGTGACTTACTTTGCACCTATCAGTACAACTCAGAAAACTTACCAATACCCGCAATCTGACGGTGGGGAGAATGCTCCATGAGTACCTTAAAAAACCAGCGTTTGCTAATGAATGAACTTCCAGATGAACCTTCTAGAAGAAATATGAAGTTCATTACAGACGTTATTTCAAATGAAGCAGTACTAAAGTTTGAGTGGAAGCTCGTAACCTTCAGTGTTCCTACTGCTGTAACAAACTTCAAGGTTCCAAACACACTGAAGTTTAAGCCAACGGATGTGATCCAAACAGGGAGCACTGGGGCTACAATTACGTTTAATTTTGATAAATTTACTGATAAGTTGTTAGATATTACCACCACAGGAGCCGCCACATTCCGAGGGTTAATCGGTCGATACAGGGAGAATGAAGAATGAATTATCCTTTATTTGTGGATATGAAGACAAAAATTGAAAATGATCTTGATCTCATTGATGAGACTTTCATTACTCCAGATGAAATGATCTCTTACTTCAATGAGGCAGTAGACATGATTCAAGGCAATATTATCACCCTTGCAGAAGACTACATGTTAGCTACAGCTTCTATTCCTGTTACCGCAGGGGATACAGAACTTCAGCTCCCATCAAACATTTATGCTAATAAAATTCGTAAGCTTATTTGGAAGCTAAATACTTCTGAGATTTATGAGATCACCCCAATCAAGAATTTAATGGAACTTCCATTCGTTAATGTTAACGACTATTACAGATACTTGTTCGTGAATAACGGAGTGACTGGAACGAACACCATTGGAACAGTCATTAAACTTTACCCAGAAATGCGCACTACTTCTGCAGATGCGCTTACTATTTGGTACATTCGATCAGCTAATAAATATGTGGATAATACTTCTGTTTGTGATATCCCAGAGTGGTCAAATATCATCATTCAGTATGTTCGCTACAAATGTTTGATTAAGGAAGCTCGTCCTGATGCTTCAGAAGCAAAAGCAGACTTGGACACTATGAACATGCAAATGGTTCAAACGCTTACTTCTCGTACAATGGATGAGAACACAAAACTTTCTCAAGATCCACGTACTCTAAATGACTACAACGATTTTACAACAGATTACTACTACGGATTATAGGAGATAAACTATGGGAAGCGTAATTAATGGTGCAAATAAAGCTACTGGTGGACTACTAGATCCAGCAAATATCTTCACACCAGATGATCCAAATGCGGGTCAGCAGTACATGGCTAAACCAAAAGATGTTAGTTTTGTTGGTTTAACAAACCCAGATGGTTCTCTTCAGGATCAGTTCAAGATGTCTGATGGTTCGGGGTACACGGCACTTGCAAATGCAAGATTAGGAACCGATGTAGCACAAGCTCGTGACCAAGCACAAATGTCTGCTGCTGGAGCAGGTTCAGCAGCTCGTGACCAACTTGCTTCTCGAGGAGGTTTATCGGGTGGAATGGCTGCACTTCTTGCCAGAAACAATCAGTCTGATTTGATCAATGCTAACCAAGGAATTTCACAAAAACAAATTGGAGCAGGACAAGATATTGGTGCTAAACAATTTGATATTGGACGAGAAGCAGAGACTTCAAATGTGGGCGCTCTTCGTGGTAATCAAGCTGCTCTTAATGATTTCACGCAGAACAAATACGCTTCAGATATGGCTGCATATGGTGCAAATAACACCGCGAATGCCCAATTAGCTGCGGCAAATAAACCTAAAACTGGTATCGCAAAACTTACGGGGAAATAATGATCTTAGCTTTTAGCAGAGAAGAATGGATTAAACGGTTTCAAGCTCCTGCCTACCAAGCGGCATTTGCTAAAGATCCATCTGACATGGACCCTTCTCTATTTGATTTGGCTATTCTAGGTGTAGACGAAGAAACCGATAAACCGATTAGTTATATGACATGCAAGCAGCAGTCAGAACATGCTATCTTTATAGAGTACGGTGGAGTTTTCCCAGACTTTCGTGGATCGCCAAAATCCCAACAATTTTTTAACGATGGTATGACATATCTACAAAAAGCTGGGGCAAAGATTATTAACTTCGCCACCACTAACGATAACGTAAAGATGCAAATCATGGGGTTAAAGGCAGGTTTTAGATGTATGGGTTGCTATATGGACGGTAGCAAGCTATTTTTAGAGTATAGTCTGTATCAGAAAGAAGGAGAATAGTATGCCACCAGCAATCGCCGCAATCGCAGGATTAGCACTTTCAGCAGCACAAGCAAAAGCAGCAGCTGATAGACAAAAAGCACAATCAGAAGCTAACGCCGAGGGAATGAGAAACTCTTCTTGGACAAAGCTTGGTTCTAACTTTCAACAAGCCGAAAATCAAAATAGGCAATATAATGCTCCTGCAGAAGGCGCGAAAAATATTGCTGGTGCTCTTAGTGCCTACCAATCTCAAACAGCTGCAGATGCAAATACGCAAAAGCAAGATGACATGAATGCTCGATGGATGAAGCTTATGGAGTCTAGAAGTAATCCACAGATTGGTGCATTGGAACAAATGAAACCAGTGGGGCAAGCTCTTCCAAATATGAGTATGTACACAAGAGTCTAAGGAGAAAAAATGGCACTAAAAGAAACACCAAAAAAAGAAGATTTATTAGCACTATTATCTGGTGTTGTAGGAGCTAACTCTTCACAAGATCCAGTGCCACTTCCTATTGCTCCAGGAATGGTTGGGACTCCTCCACCAGTTTATGCTGAGACTACAAGAACACCTGCTGATACATCTTATGGAACTCCTGTAGTTCCTGCGGTTATTGAACAACCGATGATGAATTTTGGAGCAACGGGTAGCATGAAAGCCGTTACCTCTGACATTCGTAGACAACAAGAAGAGCTAAAAAATAATGTATCCGACCAACAAGATTATCTAACAGCGATGAAAGGTCAGAAAGCTTCAAGAGATATTTCCCCTACCGTTGCATATCTTTCATCCGTTGCGGGGATGGATCCAACTGCTGCAAAAACACTTGCTTCTGCAGCAAAAGGGCAGACTCCTGAGGACATGAGAGCAGAACTTCAGAAAGCACTTGCTGGTGCAGTTGAAGGAAGAAATAAGCTTAACGACAACCAGATTAATCTTTTGAAGGCTTTAGAAAGTGATAAAACATCTGCAAATAATATGAAAGCTTATCTTGGTGATAAAGCTTCTGCAGAGAAGGTTTTCAGAGAAGCTGGAAATAAGATGAATGAGTTTACTGCTTCATCAAGAAACGTTCTTGGGAAAACTGCTGATGCAGATTACAGAATTTCAAAAGCAGTAGCACTTGCTAGTACTGAAAAGGACCCAAATAAACTTATTCCCACTCAAATTGCAGAGTTGAATGAGGCGTTGGCCGCAGTAGTTGGTGGTGGTGGATCTTCTTCTGAGGGACGAATTAATTCACTATCTCAGCAAACTTTGGGAATGGATTACGCTAAACTTAAATCTTACCTAAGCACAAAAACACAACCTGCGGGGATGGGAGATTTCGTAGGAAAAGTGATGCATATGCTTCAACGTGAATCAGATACTCTAAAAGAACTACAGGCACAGGCAAAGCAAAAGATCTACGACACATATAACCCTGCGCTTTCTAGAAATGCAAATACTGCTGCGGATTGGAAAGTTCTTCATACTAAAAACGGTATTGATGAGAATGGGAATATTATTTCTCTTCCTTCAAAAGAAGTCGATAAGACTTCTGGCACATCAAAAATTGAAGCAATTCGTAATGCAAAAACACCAGCGGAACTTGCCGCAGCAAAGGCGATGAAATAATGACGGAACAGGAGCAATTTGAATTTGAGAAACAAAAAGCACTTGCTCTTGCGGAAGCCGAGGCTGGTATTCCACAAAAACAAGAAGACCCTTCTGTTGCTGAAAAAGTTGCGGATACGGCACTTGGAGTTGTAGGTGGTGTTGGTAAAGTATTTGACTATATTCCTGGAGGATCGCGCACCGCGATTCAAAAGGGGGCTGATGTTATCTCAGGAACTGATTCCGCTGGTACTGTTGAACAAGCTTTGAGTGCAGAAGCACAAGGATGGGGAGAATACTTAAATAAACGTGGTGTCCCAGAAATGGGTTCAGTGGATCTTCCGGTTCCAACCGAATACCTACGTAAAAAATTAGGAGAAACTCTCCACCTCACTGGCCGTGGAGCACTCGGAATGGGTGCAGATATTTTATCAGATCCTGTAGTTCTCGGTTCAATTGCTGGTACGGTTTTAACTGGTGGAGGAGCTGCTCCACTTGTGGCTCCAGTCGGAGGAGCAAGACTTCTTCAGCTTCTATCAAGAGGCGCAAAAAGTGCCGCAGCTACCGCAAAAGTTATGAGTCCAACTGGGATCATTGGAAAAGTAGCAGAGTCAGCACCAGCACTTAGAGCCGCAGCTGAATTGCAATCTGCAAAAGCATTGGGCGCAACGGATGCAATGATTAGTAAATTTGGGATGAATAAAATTAAAGAAGCGGGAGCACATGGTCTTGATGAAAAGATCGTTACTCCTTTCGCTTCAACTGACACAAAAATTGCTAGAAACAAAGCGATCATGGATGAAGCTATCCAAGGCCGTGAGGGTGTAGTAAACAAGATCGACGAATCAGGACAAACTTTTTACAAACCAAGTAATGTAGCCTCAGAACTAGAAGCAAAGCACGGTGGAAACTACGAAGATCCAGCCTTCAAGAGCACAAAAAATTTATACACAGATATTATGGAATCTATTCGTAAGAGAGATCCAAGCTTGTCTGAAGCTCAGGTTGCGAAAGAAGCAGAAGCTAAGGTTCTACAGCGTCCGATGGAAAATGAGTACTTTAGCACCCACCCTTCCACTCCTGAACAAATAGGCATGAATACAAAACCTATTATATCAATTGGTGAAGATGCTTCTCAGGTTCTAAACACTCCTGTGCAAGAAGGATTCTTTTCAGAACAATATTTGAACAGTTTAAAGGGTAAAAAAGGCCAGGTTTCATTGAATCTAGAGACTGGTGGAAACCCTATAAAAGTTGATAACTATTACAAAGTTGGGACATCAATAGATACTCCTAGCCAACCTGCAGCTCCGTTCTCTCATACAGTTCAAGAGCCACTTCCTCTAAAATATGAGAATGCAGCTCCACTTACCATTAGACTTCAGGAAGGCCAGAAGCTACAAAAGGTTTTAGACACTAAAGCGAATTGGAACAAGCCTAAATTTCAAGAAGTCACTGAGAGTGAGCGGTTGGCTCGTGATTCTTCACGTATAAATAGGGCCGAGCTTAATCGGGCAGCTGAAGAAGGAGCGAATGCTATCGGCGCTCCAGGTGAAGCGAAGCTTGTGACTGAAGGAAACCGAAAGTACAGCATTGGGGACAAGATCGATACGATGCTAGAAAAGAAAGCTTCTAAGGAGCTAGGAAACAAGCCTTTTACTACGCTTTTAACTACAGCAATGGCCACTGTAGGATCCCATAATATACCCGAAGCACTTATGCGAGGTGGGGCTGCCTTGGCTGCTAATGTGGTTGGAAATAAGTATGGAAGAAATTTACTTGCTACTGGGTTAAACACGACTTCAAAAGGTGTTGCAAAAGTAGCACCATATTCTAAGCCAATGATTGATGCGATTAACAAACTCCCGCCTGAAGTGTGGGCTAAAATTCTGGAAGGACAAAAACAAAATGAAGCACAGTAAACAAGCCGAGGAATCTATGAGTGACATGGACAGCATGCTAAATGACCACACTGCGATGAGTGATATTGAAACACTTCATAAAGCGCACAAAATCATGAAAAACAAGAAGCACATGAAAAAATTACATGCGCACGCTGCGGAAAAAATGGAAGCAATCTCTGGAATGCTTGATAAAGAATCTCCAGAAGAAGGTAAAGAAGAGGAAAACGTATCTTCTATTAAAGACATCCGTAGAAAAGCTAACAGCAAAGCTAAGAACGTTTACGAATAAAAAATCCCCCACTTGGAATAACTCAAGCAGGGGATCTATAGACGACAAACCACGCCTAACTATTAGCGCGTTTCATCGATTAGGAAGCCCAAGAAAGATAGATCTTTCGGGCTAAGTTTTGCACCTTGAAGCTTAGATAAATAGAGCTTCGGACGATTAGGTACGGAAAAGGAACTTTGTCCAAGTTCAACATCAACTGCAAGAGCTTCTTTTTGAAAGTCTGCTTTAATTTTATATCCAGTTCTTGTTCCATTCTCATCAACAGTATAAATAGGTTCGCCTTTTTCATCTTTCTCTACGTACTCTTTGTACTTCTCCATGTACTGCATGTCATTCTTCTTAGCAGCTTCGGCTAAATCGACGATTACTGCGCTAATTTGCTGGGTATAACCAGCATCTAAGTACTCTCCGCAGTTATAGATCTTTTGGATCGCATCTTGTGTGTTCTTATCAATGAATAATGCACGTTTTACTTCAATCATATCTTTTCCCCCTTCAAGGATAGTTAATTTGGGCTTTTCACTAAGTCTTGTTTCACCACCGCCCTGTATAATAGTGAACTTATTTTTCACAGAGTGTTCGTAGGTGTTCATATGCAACATCAAAATTTTCTGGTGTCACAACTAAGCCTACTCCCCCACATTTATTAATTGTGTCTAGATGGTACTGTTGTAAAGTAGTTGCGGTGTTTTTTCCTACCTTCAATTCCCACGCAACAAATCTACCTCTATAGCACATCATTAGATCTGGGTGTCCTCTCAATACTTCCTGATCGATACTGAATACCGCCAAGTTCGGGATAAGTTTTAGTTTCTCCCTCACACGCTTTCTGAATACTGATTCTGGTTTCTTCGCCATACTCTTCCATATCCGCCCATGAGCGTTCCGAATACTCTACAGAGCAATCCATTTTGTGAAACTTCTCAGGCCATGATGAAGCCATAATATCTTTAATCGGGTCTATTAAATCAAGCTCATTTGTATGCACTTCAAACAATATCTCATCGTGGATCTGAAGTATCATCCCAGATTTTTTACCTTCTAAGAATCTATGGACATCGACCATCGCTTTTTTTACAGCACTTGCTGTTCCACCTTGGATCAAACAATTGGCAGCTTTGTATGACCACTTAGGATCTGAGAATCTATAGGGTCTTCCGAATCTACTGACAACGACTTGCTTTTGGGCGGCCACGGTGGAGGCTGAGTTAATGAACTGTCTAACCTTGGGTAGCACCGAGAAATACCTATGCTTAATGCGTCTGGCATCTTCGATAGTGCATCCAAGAGATGCGGCAAGTTTTCCAACTCCCATGCCGTAAAGAAGCCCGAAATTGAGCGTTTTTGCGTACTTCCTCGTAATCCCAACAAGTTCGGCTGTAGCTTGGTGAGGATCGAGTCCACTGGTAATTTTTTCTGCAAGTTCTTTCTCCCCTGCGGTATCAAGCATCGCCCTAAATTCAAATGCTTTGTAATCGATAGCTACTAAGATAAAGTTCGGTCTAGGTATAAAACTGCGTCTAACTTTAAACTCGGTCTCCACATCATCTTCTGCGGTAAGGGTTTGGAGAGCAGGATCCGTGATCGAAAAACGTCCTGTGGTTGTTCCTGATTGCCTGAAGTTAACGTGTACAACATCGGAAGAGTCAGCATGATACAAAAAACTACTATAGTAGTTTGAAGCACGTTTGTTGGCATCCCTATAGCGCAGCAGAATCTTTGCCAGCTCATGGTCAGATTCTGATAATACTTTTTCTGTGTAGCTAACAGCACCTTTTTCTGTTTCACCTGATTCAATTCCATATTCACTAAACACCTCATCTAAGCTTTTGTTTGAGTCTACTAGTTCTTTTTTTGATAAAGATAAGAAATCTGCTTTAGCTTGTTCAATAATTTTCTGTTCATGCTCAAGAGCCAGTTTGACGTATGGTACGTCAAGTAAAATGCCCCTTCGCTCAATATCAAAACAAACTCTAGTAATATCTTTTTCATTCTGAATCTCATCATCTATTGTTTTGACTGTGGGAGCGAGTGAGTTATTCCATTGTTTAAAGGCTTCTTTCTGGTGCGTGTAGATGTCGTAGGTAACTCTCGCATCTTTTTTTGCGTAGGCTTCGATAATCTCAAATGGTACTGCTGAGAACTGGGGGATTTTTTGCTCGCCCTTTTTACCTGGGATCTGTACTTTTTTGTACTGCTTATTTTTTGAGATCCATTCTTTAACTGTGTCAGACTTTTCTTTACCGATTCTTTTAGCACATTCATCAAGCGAGTACTTGAAGTGATCATTCCTTTCAAGTCGGGCCATGACAAGTACATCCCAAATAGAACCCCTAATGAAAAGCCCATCACGAGCCAGCATATGTAAATCGAACTTAGCGTTAGCTGTTGCATATTCAATATCCTCTTTCTCAAATAAAGGCTTAAAAAGCTCTAGTTTTGAGCGATCTAACGCCACAATTCCTCTAGCTCTATCGCCCTTGTTATTGTCGTTAAAATTAAAGTAATATTCTGTTTCATCGTCAGCGATGATAATAGAAAATAACCTATCATCATGAAAACTGCGTAACCCTGTTGTTTCGGTATCGAGCGCCAAAACTTTCTTTGTCATTAAGTGTTTTATTATATTTTCCATAACGTTTTTCTGTATCCCCTAAGAAGTCATGAACTACTTCCTAGGGGATAACTGGTGTGCGTGCGGTGGAAAATTAGAACTGAATATCAGATTCTGTGACAGAATCCACTGGAGCAGAATGTTCTTCACCTTCTGGTGCAACTTCGATATTTGCAATATTAGAAAGCGTGTCTACCCACCCAATGATAGTTTCGCCGTACTTTTTAATATCTACTTTTTCTTTTGGTTGCTCGATGTATGCAGCTTGGTAGCTGTTTCCATCTTTCTCCATCTTCTTATTTGTCATAACGAATTTGTGGGAGTAGCAAGGTTGTCTTGCGGCTTGTAGTAAGAGGGTGTAAGTATACAAGGCTTTTCCACCAGTACGCACTGAGTCTCCTCGGAAAGTGAACACATATGGTAAAATCATCCCGTCTGACTCTAACTGCTCCGCTGATAACAAGTAACATACAACCTCTGGGCGTTCTCCCGCATCCCAATTAACTTTTTGATTTGAAGCGGTCATATCTTTCTGAGATACAAATACGCTTTTCATTCCTTCTTTTCGGTACGTTGTTACCACGTTCTTAACTAGAAGTGGAACAAATGTGAACGGCTTATCTTTAGAACAAACGACCGTATTGCCCAAGTTCTCATAAAGATCTCCAACTTTAGCGAGATCACCTTCAACTGCTTTGCTCATCTTCTGCTGAATCGACAAACGTGGAAGTTTAATCATCGATGAAAAAACTGCGCTAGTCTCTGGCTTGTAATCTGCTGATGTCATTGCGGTCTCTTCTACTTTTGCTACTTCGTTCTTCTTACTCATTTTTCTATCCTTTCAATATACGTAATGTCGTCTTAGTTGTAGGCGCTTCAAGCCCAGGGATGACAACGATCTCCCCGTTTTCTGCGGCAGCTTCTAACCGCTCGCGAAACATTGCATTTAAAGTTTGTGTATTTACCTTGCGGAGATTATCCAAGTTATTCTCCGCAAGCCATGAATTGAAAGCAGCTTCATTATCTGCTCCATTCGGCTGTGCTACATAGAAACTATTGGCCACAACAACATTAGCAACACCTGGGATCTTTTCACCCTGTTTGCCTGTTTTTTGCAACATATCTAAGACTCTAAGTTTCTGAGCTTCATACCGTTCGGAGATACCAGATAGAATATCTTCGGCTGAGTCCTTCTGGTTTTTAATTTCTTTTAGATCAATGATGGCATCGTGAAGTTGCTTCACTGTAATTTCTTCGTTCATTTTTCCCCCGTGAGATACGACTATCGTCGGAATAGAAACTTTGCAAGAAGTTTTTGCAAAAATTTAACATTGGTCTGTGCATCTTCACCATAATACTTTGTTACCGCTGCGTCATACGCAAGAGCAGCCTCAAATGGATCTGCAAAATATCCTAAGTTTTTTTTCTTGCCATTGATTCTCATCTCAGCAGTAAAAGTTTTTCGCCCTGGATGTTTATTCACACCAATGTATGGGAACTTCTTGAAGTAATTTCTAGCGTGGTTGTTGGTATTGATGTTCACTATCTTTAGATTTTCACGGCGGTTGTCAGTAGGGATACCATTTTTGTGGTGGACGATCTCTTTACCCTTGGCACCCATAATAAACCGATGGAGGAGAACTGGGTTACCACCGATATTACCTTGCACGTACCCCTTGTCGTGTAGATGCCAAGAGAACTTCGAGATTAACTCGAAGTCTTCGTCACTGACTGTGGTAAAGCTTCCGTCATATAGGGCAATCTGTTTAGCCAATTACCTCTATTTTAGAGCTTAGATATGTCCATTTGCAAGATATTAGAGGCCATATTCTTCTTGTCTTTTAATGCGCTGAGTATAACTTCGTCTAGGGTTCCTCGTGCGACAAGGTCGATGCGAGTAACCTTAGAATGGATTTCTGACCCCGAACGATGATTACGCCCACTTGCTTGTTCGTCCTGTTCAAGACTGAAATTTCTACTGTACCAAATGGACAAGTCACTTTCCACAAGGTTAATAGCGATCCCAATAGCAGACGGACTGCCGATGAGTACTCTGACTTCAGGGTCTTTCCTAAACAGTTCAAGGTTAATGTCTCGTTGTTTTTGCTCAATGAGACCGTGAGCTTCAACTGCTCGGATTCCTGCGTCCTTACATACTTTCCGAACAGTAGCGTAGTCTTCATGCTGTACGCACCATACGATTGTTCGACTTGATTTTCCAACATCTGAAAGAAGTTCTGCAAGGATTCTTGAGCGAGGGTTATCGAATCGCTGTATTGTTCCATCATCCACCTTTAAAAAACCTGTTAAAATCTGCATCATCCTGATTAATTTTGTTAAAGCTATTGATGCAACAGCAGCTTTATCATTTACAAAAGTTATGTAATCTTTTTTCATCTCCTCGTACAGTTTTCTTTGCATGGGGGATAAAGGAACTTCAACCTCTACTCTCACAAGCTCTGGCAAATCGAGGCATTCCTCTTTTTTTACAATACTAGCTTTACTTTTTATTCTTCGATTAATCTCTGCATCCACCCCAGCTTTTGGTTGCCAGTTAGGAAATTTTTTAGCACCAGTCATAAAAGAATTTTTATTTATAAAGTAGCACGCTCTAAATCCAAAAAAAGAAGAACCAAAAGTTTCACCATGATCTAAGATATAAAACTGAGACCAAATATCCATCTGGCTATTTGTCACTGGGGATCCTGTCATTAAGTATCTATACTTTTTATTACCCATAGATAAAGATACTTTTATAATATTCTTGGTTCTCTTTGCAGAACCATCCTTAACACGATGTGATTCATCCAAAACTAATATTGATGGTTCCCATTTGATAATTGCTTCTGAAAATTCTTGTTTAACAAAGATATCATAATTGCAAAGAATAACCCCATCTAAGTCTCTAAGTTGGTCAGCTTTTGATTTTATCGAACCCTCTAGGATGTGAATTTTTTCTGGTGGTATTTTAGTAAACTTTGAGAACTCATTCTTCCAGTTACTTAAAGCGATAAGTGGCGCAACTATAACTGTCTTCACAACTTTTTTTTCTCGGTTGTAGTGATGCCTCAAAATTTCAAGCATTGTTCTAGTTTTACCCGTACCTAAATCTAGGAAAAGAGCATAATTATATACCCCTGGGGCTGTTGCCCTTTGGATTGCTAATTTTTGATGAGCCCACAACGGTCTTTGCTCTACCATTTTGCAAATTCTCCGTGGTGTTCTAATGCTGCCTTTTTATATGCTTCGTGGGCTTCTTCAGCGGTAGAAAAAGAACCTAAAAAAAATGTTTTACCAGAAATAGTTATATTTGAATTAAAAGGTTTAGACCTATTTTTCAATTTTGTTACACCTTTAAAAGAAGTGGTTGTATTGCTTTTAACTTTTTTGTTGCATTGATTTTGAGAATAAGTAACAAATCTTAAATTAGACAGGGAGTTATTCAAACCATTTCCATCTATGTGATCTGTTACCATTCCCGATGGTGGCTTTGATTTAAGAACTTCCCAATGCATAAAATAGTGCCGTGTGGAATTATTAATTGACCTATATGCATACCCAGAGTAGGGGTGTTTGTTAAAATAATACCACTTCCACTGCATCAAATACTCATAGTCGCTATCATCAACAATCGCAACTTTACCCTGTGTTAAAGGAATCTCTTTCAAACTACACCTTCTTTACTTTACCGACTTTCGAGACAGATACATTGTTGCGAATGTCTTGTATAGAAGAAACTTTCTTTTTGTGGAGTCGATCAGGGAGCTTTTCTCCAGTGTCGGTATCGAAACCATCAAATACAGCTTGAGTGATCTTTCCATCTCTCAGCATCTCTTGAAATTTTTTGCGTTGCGCTTCTGATTTAAATCCCAAAGTGTTTCTCCTTAAATTTGGCTCAGAGGGTTTGACTCGAACAAACATATCACATCTTAACAGGATGCCCCATTACCAATTATGGTACCTCTGAATAAATTACTTCACTCCAACTTCATCAGAACATTCGTCGTAGAAGTCGTTAAATTTGTATGGGATAGAAGTTGCCTTTACATTATAGTGACTAAAGCCTAGAGAATGTGCGCATTCATGGAGGAGGTTACTACCAGCCATCACGCTATTCCCAACAAAGTATCTATTCATATAAACCTTCCCAGGCTCATTCTCGTAACCCACAGTTTTATAAACGTGGTTCACGTACCATGATCCCATGTACATTTCAACGTCTACCTTAACAGTAGTAGTTGTGACAAGATCATAAATCTGTTTATTTGAAAGATTATTAGATTCTGTGAAAGATCCCGCCATAACATGCTTCTTGAAGCAAGATGACGCAATAATTTTATTAGCATTAACCGCAGCTTGCTTGATCATCGGAATCTCAGAATCTAGTGCTGTAATTTTTCCAAGAACAATCTTCCCACTGTCACTTGGGCTTACTGCAGCGGGTGTCGATGTGGTGGTGACCACTGGCTCCTTAACCACAGGAACTGTGGTACAAGACGCAAGAGTCAAAGCTGCTAAGATTCTAAGTACATTTTTCATTATATTCCTCTACCGCATCCATAATCGAGGCTGCATATTTGATGATATTATCTAGCGCAAATTTACATTGGTCAACATTTGAACCAAAAAAAGGCTCTAGTAAGAAGTAAGGAGTGGGACGGTTTACGTTCCCGTAGCCACGGCCATCTTTAGTTGGGACTTCAACTCCTCGGTCTCTCCTTCCAAATAGCTGTAGCATCTGCGAGCTTAAATGTGGGATGAGTGGGTGTATTTTATTTTCTTCGGATACAAGTACCATAGATCCTGTTGCTTCTTTAGAAACATCAGAATTGAAATGGAGTTCCAAAATGGCATCGGCTCCAAAGTATACGGCTTTTGCATACGCTCCACGCAACCAAATTCCATCACGAGTAATAACTTGTGTTTGGATTCCATACGCACCTTGCATAAGCTGCATATTCACAGCTACTTTTAAATTATACTCGTACTCACTCATTCCACCATAAACCATGACAGCACCTGGGTCTTTCTTTGTGTGTCCAACAATGATGGCGAGCTTCTTTATTTTTTGCATTTCTTCTTACACTTACATGAAAGTCCAATGTCTGCAAGTTGCAGGAGTTCTACCGCTGAAGAAAGAGGGATTTGTACATCAAGATCGCTTTTGTCTTCGTGCTCAAGAACTCCGTTTTCTACTGCCTTTAGTAATCTTTTTATCTTTTCCTTTGTCAGCATTTGATTTCCTTTTCTTTAGCGGAGCAATAATTTTATAAATTGAGCGAGCCTGTTTTGATACCTTGTCCCCATGTTTTGCAATAAACTCGCAGCACCACTCTTCTTTTTGGGAGTTATCAAGCTGGATCTCAACAAAAGATAACTCAGCCATCCAAGCATGTGCAAGCTCGTGCTTAACAGTCTCGAGATCCGTATCTGGAATATTAAAATCAATCGTCTTTTTATCAGCCGACATGATCGCTCTAGAATCTACCCCATGCTTCTTTTCATACTCATCTTGAGTCATGAAGCGTGATTTCCAGTGATTTCCCATGATGTGAAAGGTATGTGTTTTCAATTCATCGCTCTTTTCTTTGGGGTAATAGGTGGGCATTCATCGCAAGGAAATTTATTCTGCAAATCTTGCAGCGCAATAATTAAGTGAGAATGTGGGCAACCGTAGAACTTTCCCTCTAAAATCATATCCATAGCTTCTGAAAGGGCTTCATTGCAAGCAAGCGTGAGAGTATCTTTTATAGCAGAGATCTCTTCTTCTGTGGCATCCTGTATGTCAAACATCTCTATGATACGAGAAGAAGTACTCATATAAAAATTGTATAAAAAAAATCCCCCCAATTGAAGTTAATCTTTTCAGGGGGATCCACAGGTGCAAGTTTTGACTTGCTTTTATATGAACGGATTTGATATCTCACAAGCCACAGGGGAACACAATGAAAAATCTACAACAGCAGCTAATCGAAAACGGCTTTGAGCCTGACTTCAAACCAGAAATTACCTCAAATTTTATCAACCACTATGTGCATGGAAAAGGCCGTGGTGGATACGTTTACACCGAATATCCACACCAAAAAGGTGTTTTGAAGGTATTTACCTACCATATTTGGAAAGAACTCCACTCAGTTACCCTAAAAGAGTACCCAGAAGGCTCAAATGCCAAGGAAAAGAAGGAACTAGAGGAAACACTCAAGCAATCTTCTATCACTTTTAAGCAATTATCGGACGCTAAGCATCAGGTAGCAACACTCGAGGCAAAAGAAAAAATAGCAAAGTGCGTTGTAGCGACTGAGCTTCCTGAATACTTAGTCTCTAAGGATCTAAGTATATTCAAAGGCTATTTAGTATCTCTAGACGTTTCTGATTCAGTCGATCGCATGATCATCCCGATGTATGGGAAGAATAAAGAAATTGTATCTTACGAAACGATCTCTGCCGCTGGGGATAAAGACTTTCAATCTGGTGGAAAGTCGGAAGGATCTTATGGAATTTTGGAAGGTGAGGGAGATACATTATACATTTGCGAAGGATATGCAACAGCTGCCTCGATTCATTTGGCTACTGGCTCTACTGTGTGCTTTGTGCGAGGTTGTCACAATTATATTCCTGCTCTCAAAAATATAACGGGATGTTTTAAGTACGAATACTTGGTCATCGCAGCAGACAATGACAAACACATTCCGATCAATGCGGGATTCATCAAGGCTCAAGAGGCTGCAGATAAATTTAATGCCATCGTAAAGATCCCAGTTTTCTACAAATATGACGGTAAAAACACCACAGATTGGGACGACATCAGAAGACTTGAAGGAATGCCAAAAGTTTTGGAGGGTCTAGGTTTATCAGACACCGATAAAAAAGTTCTTGAGGATAAGCCTGGGATCACTCCACTCGGTTACCGTGGAAAATCATACTACTTCATGTCCTCACAAAAGCAGACCATCGAAGAACTTACAGCCTTCGACAAACAAGCACTATTTGGAATTATTAAAAAAGAATACTGGTTCAAGCGTTACGGGCAGCAAAGCAAAAATGGTCTCGTAGTCGATTGGGACGAAGTAGTTTCTGAGCTGAAAGAATCTTGCCACTACGTTGGGGTGTACAGTGAATCAAACCACCGTGGTATTGGTTTTCACTTCGACAAAGACCAGCTCGTCATCAACACAGGAAAAGATTTAATCGTTGATGGAAAACATATTCCTACTCGATCATTCAAATCAAAATATAATTACATCGTGAAGGATGAGACTAAGCCTATACACGATAAGCCTCTAACAGATGAAGAATTAGCCTTATTTATAGCCTCTTTTGACAAAATTACGCTCAAGCAAAAAACACAAAAGGAATACATCTTCGGATGGATGGTGTGCTCAATCATCTCTGGACTCATCGACTGGAGACCACACATTTACATCACAGGATCTCAGGGTTCAGGAAAAACGGAAATTACAGACTTTGTAAATAAGATTCTAAGCATGGGCTGGAAGACTCTCTACACAAAAGGTACGACGACCACTCCAACAGGATTCAGACAAAAAGTTGCATCTAATGCTATCCCTGTTTTCATCGACGAAGTGGAAGGTGTGGACAAGAACACTTCTCAAAAAGCAGCTGGGTACATTTCTCTAGCACGCTCAGCTTCAAGCAATAGTGAAGCGATCGATCTACTCGGATCACAAACACAAAACCCTATTGAGTACAAAGTGGGATTCTGCTGTTGGCTTGCAGGAGTCACACCACAAATTAAACTTGCCCAGGATAAAACTAGATTTGTCGTAATTGATACAGTCAGGAATGAAAACGGAAACAAGAAAGATTGGGACGAAGTTTCTAAGTATTGGGAAGATCTCGACGAAGAATGGGCAAGACGTTTCATTGCTCGTATCATTCAAAATATCCCGACTATTCTAAGAAACATTAAAGCCGCCGTGAACTCAGTCGCTGAGTGTGGAAGCAATCGATATGCAGACCAGCATGGTACTCTCCTTGGTGCTGCGCTCATTTTAAGACACACTAACCTTGCATCTAGAGATGAGCTAGAAGACATCAAGAATAATTCTCTAGCAGCCGAGGCCGTAGCTTCTGAGAAGGAAGACCGAGTCGATGAACGTGAATGTCTAGACCACATCCTGGATGCTAGAATTAAATACGAAATGGAGATTCCAACTGTGCGTGATCTTCTTACTCGTGAGACCACATTCACTCCTGAAGGAAAATCAATTCAGATGGTTCTAGGGGACTTCGGTGTGGCGATTAAAGAGAACAAAGGTAAAAAAGGAATCCACATCCGTGCAACAAATGAGCTAAACAAACACATGCGTGAAAAGCCTCAATTTGAGGCCAATTACGTGAAGATTCTAAGCCGTGTGAAGGGTTCTGAAGCTTCTGAAGTGATCAAGTTTCGTAAGTCCACCTTCCGTGGAACGTGGATCCCTAGAGAATTATTTGATGATGGTTCAACTGAAAAATTGGACGATGTGCAGTTCTAAAAATAATCACCCGAGCAGTAATCAGGCTCTAGAACCTGGACTTGCTCGGGTTAATCTACCTATCTACTGGACACTCGCACCAGAAACTAGCCAGTAGTCTCTTCTCTGATACATGTATAGATGGAATATTTATGCAGTGTTACTGCATTTTTATGCGTCTAATAAATACTTAGCTTCATCGGGTCTAAGACTATAAAGATACTTAGCGTATGAAGTTCCAATGGGTAACTGGTCTCTATAGTCCACGTACTCAAACCATGTTCTATTCCGAGCATTAACATTACTCGCTTGCTGCCATCTCACCATCGCTGCATTCACTTCGTCGTTACTATAACCAAACACTGTCGCTTTTTTTCTATCGTTGCGTGCCATCTTAAAGTCTTTCTCCCATTGTTATATCTTCATCACCCCAAACTAAATCGTCGAGATCCTCATCGATTAAAGCTTGCTCAAGTTCCTTTTCTGTCTTGCAATATGAACACTCGTCATCTGTTTCTAACAGCTGAGTGTGGCATGTGGGACAGAAGCGCTTCTCTCCTAAGATTCTAAGGTCGATTGGTTTCACTCCAAAACTCCCCAAATATTAGGCCATTTTGTAATAAAATATTCTATGTGATCTACATTCGCTTCGTATCCACCTGAGTATGGATCATAGAGAACCTTATCGCCTTCTTTAAAAGTAGTAAGCTCTGGTGGAACGGATACAACGATTGCTTCAAATGGTCCATCGCTTCTCAACTTCGCGCCCTCACGCATGAAATCGGTTACCAGTTCCACCTTAGATCCATCGGCTCTAGTGAGCATATGTTTCTCTTCCGTGGGAAGCTCTTTCAAAACTACATACGGAAATCTTACCTTGATCATTGCTTGTTCCCCATAGAGTCTTTGAATGCCGGATACTCCTGAATACGTGGAATAGTTCTACACATGATCCCATACTCATCTTCTCCAAATCCTTCCTTCACCAAAGTAGCTACTGTGAAGAATAAAAACCTCATTGCTGTCTCAGGGCTTTGTAATTTCTCGTTGATGAATAGAAAAGTCTCTTCAATCTTATCCACACATTCGGTCATCTCTGATTCTGTTGCCTTGTACATTTTGTTCTCCTGTGTCTCACGCATACCCACGCCTCTAGGCGCGCGCGTACGTGTATGTTGTGTGGGATATAAGTACCTAAAGTAGCTACTTTTTGGTAATTACTAATTCTAATTTGTATCCCATAGCCGAAATAATTTCTTCTAACTTGCCTATGGTCGGATCCTGATACCCTAGCTCATATCTGGAGTAGCTGAGCCTGGTGGCCTTTCCCATAGCATCTGAAATCTGCTTCTGAGATAAGCCTGAATCAAGCCTCATTTGCTTCAAAACCTTCGGTAAATCTAATGGCATACAGTCTTCTGGTTTCCCCACGCATCGGTAGTCGTGTAGCACGTGACAGGCTGTGGAAGCGGAGTATAGGCAGGTGCGGGCGCGTATACAGGCGGCGTGAATCCATTATTCCAGCGCGGTGCCTGATTCATGTAATCAGCATGTGAAACTAAAGGCGCTAAGATGCTAAGTAATACAATTATCGTCTTCATTCGTCATTCCATTCTGGAAACAGTTTTTTTATGAGATCATCAGCCACTTTTGACTGATGACTTACCGAGAGCATGTCGCCACGTTTCCAGAGCTGGCGTTTTGTCTCGTCTAAAATATCCCTTTTGTCTAATACCTGACTTTTTTTGAGCATAATTGCGGCCGTGGCAACCAAATGATGCCGATAAACCGTGAACTTTATAGTTATCTCCTGCCTAGTCATCCGCTCTCCTTGAGCACGCGCATAGGCGCTACCGCGCGCGCGTACATAGTTTCTATGCTGCTAAGATAGGCTTTAACCTATCTTTAAAAACATGTTAAAATTGTTAGTTTTCCTTAATATTTTGCAAGTAGTTGTAATCATTACATTTACTATTAGACGCTTTAAACGTCTATTTAAGCGGCTTTTTAAAAAGAGACCCTAAGGTGCTAGCAGCGGCTTAAAGTCTCTTAAAATTGATTGTCGATTGAATGGTAAAGGCTAGGCAGTGATCTCTTCTAAGATATTCCAGAGACCTTGATTCAACTTAACTGATTGAGAAACCGATCTAATCGCTCTAGTAGTACGCTTCTCAACGAAATTCGTTTTCTCATTCAACTGTTTATATTTAATGCCGCCTCTGATTACTTTTTCCTGAACTACATTGAATAGGGTATAAGCATCACTGCCTTGATCTTGATAACGGTTTAAATTAAACATACCGTACAAGTTAACGTCCTCAACATTTTTAGTTGAATGGAGTCTAAGCTCTGCGGCTCTACGGGCAAGCTCAATCATTTTCGTTTCATTTAGTTGTATAGTTGAAAAGTGCCTGACTTTATTTAAAACGTCGGGCAATCCACTAACCATTGTCTCAATAGCATTATCAATACCCTTGATCATGTTTTGGTTGTGTATCAGTCGGATTGAACTAAAGGCCGTACCTGCAATGATACCATTGAGACAAGCAATCCGAGTAAAGCCAAAAAATAGTCGCATTGCAGAAGTGCCATCATGGCTATTAAGCAAAACTAACTCAGGCCGTGACTTGTTATCGTCGGATAATCCTTCGACTAAAGGAAAATCGTTGTGTGTAAATTTTAGTAAATGTTTTTGATATCCCTGCCTATCAACGCTTTTCGTTGATGCCTGTTTTGCGCTGATACACTCCCAGCCTTTACTTTGAAACGTGTCAATGATTTTACTTGAATCAATGAAGCCATATGTGGGCTTAACTAATTTAGTTGACGGCTCGTGTGTATTCCATGCTTCTAGTTTAATTGTATTCATTTTATTTTTCCTCTGTTAGTTCACGCATCAACTTTAATAGTTGATACTTAGTTTCTGTTTCACTTTCATTTTTTGATTGAATAGATTCTAAGCCTCTAATCAATAGTTTTAGTTGATCGATATCAAGCAATAGTGGAATCATATCAACTCAATCCATTGAATGACCGAGATAGAGTTTTACGTCCATATATTCGGCCATCGTTATTTTTTTAGTTCTCATATATTCATTTAAAATATGGACGTACCTATCTAAATTCCACGAATCTTGTTTATCTCGTGCCTTGTCGATTGCCGTATCAATTAATTTTACAATAGCCTTGAATTCACCTTTACTTGATTGACTCATGCTACGTCCCCCCATGCAGTGTTAGTGAAGTTTTTCCCGCCATGGTATACGAGACCGATTTTTGGGTTGTCACCAAGTGCTAACATATCGTCGTGGCTTGTATCGACGTATCCTGCTGATATTAGGTCTCGGATATCTTGAAACACTTTTGAGTGACGATCAGTTTTTTGGTCAATCAACGAATCTTGTTTACCGCCGAGTGAGTAAATTACTTTGAAGTTATCTGGTAAAAAACGACCCTTAAACAATTCAACCATTTTCGTGTATGCGTAAAATTGTACTTGAGGATATCTCGCCATGATATTCAACCATTTTACTAGATACTCAGCTGAGTAAAAATCGCCTGAGTCATGTATCCTGATAACAAGCTTTTTTGTCTTTTTAGATTTTAAAGCCTTGTCGATCTCTAAACTAATCGCTTGATTGAATTCAGGAGTCAATGAGACCGTTAGCCTATCCTCATAGGCCTTAGCTACATTGCTGAATTTGTATGCACCTTGAAGCGCATAACACCCATTAGCCTTAGCGCATGCAGAGGCATTAGGGCATGTAAACATCTTTTGTTTACTGGAGTATAAGGCAGGAATTCCAAAATTATAGACCTTAAGGCCATCGATGGAAGAATTCTTCATTTTTTTGTTTTGTACTAATAAGCTCATTACACACCTACCTTTTTTAAAGTTGCGCTACCGCCGATTGGAGTAACTGAGAGTCTAACGTCAACTCGTGACTTTAAAAGATTGTTCAACTGAAGCCATTGATAACCGTGCGCTTCGATTGCACTTGCTTTGTCAGTCATTGACTCAATTTCAATTTGTTTGATGACGGCTAAAAAATTGCCAGTCACTAATGATCCGTTATTCTTTTGTGCGTGTTCAATGATCACGGCCTTGATCGGGGATATGAGCTTATCAAGCTCTCTTACTTGTTTCTCTAATGATTTTTTCTGAGAGTCTAAGGTCTCAAAGTTTTTTAAGATCGATTCAATGTTATTCATTTTATTACCTGTTTTTCTATCTGAGCTTAATTGCTATCAGATACTTATAAGTATTGCATGCAGTGTGCCAAGAATCTAAGTATCTGAAAGGATTACGTTTCAATTAAAATGGATTCGGTTTTTAGTGTAGAAAGTTTAGACAAGTGTATAAAATATAACATACTAAACTAAAATAGTTTCTAGGTTACAAAGCGTTTTAGTCTTGTAACCTTTTTTTGTAACCGTGTAACCATAATAATATCAAGGGGTTATAAGCAAAAAAGTGCCTAGGTTACAAGGTTACATAAAAAGTAATATATACCCCCTACAAAAAACATGCTTTTTTAAAAAGTAATTTTCTCTCATAGAGTCTCTTGATCTGCTCCAAACAGTGTAACCTTGTAACCTTTCACTTAACTTTATGGCATCATTAAGGAATAATGGTTACAGTGAAGTGTAACCTTGCTGTAACCGACTGTAACTTTTTGTAACCTTTCTCAATTTTCGCAATTCTCTCTCACTTTCAGTGCCACAATGACCCCACTAAACGAGAATACTTGACCATGACTAGTCGAGTCGCCGTGACACTTCTGTGACAATCATTGGGTTCTATACAACTTTTACGCTTAGTGTCTGGTAAGATATATTATGTTAACTATGCGCGTCATTTGACTCTAAGCATAACAATACCTTAGAAGCTTAGGCCCTATGCCAACAATATCTAAACATTTGAAGTTGACAGGTCACTACTCAAGTAGATACTTAGTAACTAGCTGGATAATGAGCCTAAGATTCTAAGTATCTGTAATCATTAGATTCTAAAATTGTTAAGGATATTTAACCCTAGCAAGACTCATGCCACAATGGTTTCAGTTGATTTTCCTCAGACGGGGGAGGGTGGGTCATCGAATTCTGGTTGTGTGTGGCTGCATTGCGTTAGGCGTATCGCATGCGCACCTAAGGGGCTTCTTTCTCAGAAATTAATTGCCCTATTCTTTTCCGACCGATATCAATATTTTTATGATCAAACAATTCACCCCACTAGATTACACAATCCTTGTTGAATGGTGGGACTTCCACAAGACTCCAGCCATGCCCTTAGAATCTATTCCACCCACAAGCTTTTTCTCACTAGACGAGAATAATTATCCACAAGCTTTCGTTTCACTTTATCTCACTAACTCAAACATCGCTTGGGGAGAAACTCTAGTGACCAGGCCCAATAGCACAAGAGAAGAACGCGCCCATCACCTAGCAAAAGTACTCGAGTATATCATGTACTATTGTCAGCAGAGGTCATTAGTACTTCTAGCTTTGTCGGACCGTGCTTCAGTTAACTTTCATTTAGAAAAAAGTGGATTCACACGTAGCGGAGATTCATTTTATCTTTACTCTATTTCGCCCACAGTATAAACAGACTTAGAATCTTAGCGGCGTGGGAAGCTGTGGAGAATGGTTAAGTCGTGCAACCCGACATGAAAGTCACTACCACTGGAGACACGCTAAAGCCCTACACTTTATTCCTGAACATCAGGAGCCTACGTGGAGGTGATAAAATGTAATTGCCAGAGTCGCGACTGGCCTAAGATTCACTACCACTTTGTAGGCATACCAATTGCTTTAACTAGAACCTTAGATTCAGTGGGGCATTTCTCAATTACACCCCAAGTGACGAGAGATCCGTAGCGAGTGCGTATGGGTGTTCTTATTTCAAGGTGTTTTGCTAACAATAGATGAGGTCCCGCTTCATCTTTCCATTCTAGGCACCAATTTTCATCGGACATAAATGTTATGATTATTTCACAATTCCCCATGAATAAATATTATCGTTGGGGGGTTTCAAAGTCTCTAAGATTATGGTATTTCCATGAGCACAGGAGAGATATATGAATAAACTTGAACAAGCGGCGAACAAATCAGCTAACGCACTCCGTGGAGCTGACATTCCTTACCACACACAGCTTAAATTAGTTTTTATTGAAGGAGCGCACTGGTTCCAACAGAATCATAGTTGCTGTTGTTCAGGTTGCACAAAGCACAATGTTGCTTTGACCACGGAGAAACAGAACAGCGAGTTTGATGATCTTACAGATGAGGAGAATAAAATTCTCGAAGAGACTGGGTATCTTTGTAAGGTAAGAAAGCTATCCTCACCTTTTTGACGGGTGGGTTTTTTAGAAAGGACATTTTTAATGCGAACAGTTGTTTGGTACTCATGCGGAGCGGCTTCGTCGGTAGCGGCTAAATTAACGCTAGAGCAATACCCTGACTCATTGATTGTGTGCTGTGTGATTCCTAGTGAACACCCAGATAATGAGCGGTTTATGAAGGATTGTGAAAAATGGTACGGAAAAGAAATCATCAAACTAAAGTCAGAAAAGTTTATGGATAGTTGGGACGTTTTCGAGCGTACCAAATACTTGGTTGGCCCTAGTGGAGCACGATGCACCACCGAACTTAAAAAGAAAGTTAGACAGAAGTTTCAAAAGATATCAGACCGTCAAGTCTTCGGTTTCACACTAGAAGAAAAAGACCGCGCCGATAGATTCAAAAATCAAAACCCAGAGGTTAATTTGATAACACCGCTCATAGATCAGGCTTATTCAAAACAAAAATGCAAAGACACAATCGAAGCGGCTGGTATCGAGCTGCCTGCAATGTATAAGCTTGGTTATAAAAACAATAATTGTATTGGATGCGTAAAAGGCGGGGCTAAGTATTGGGCAAATATTAAGCGAGATTTTCCAGACGTTTACGATCGCATGGCAAAACTTGAACGATCGCTGGGGCGAAAGATTCTAAAAGTTAAAGGCTGCCGAGTTTTTTTAGATGAACTAAACCACGAGGAAGCAAACATGGAGCCAGAATTTGATTTCCAATGTGGCGTGCTGTGTGGGCCAAATGAAACAATTTCCTAGAATAGGTCTAGGAAAAACCGTCCTGCTCGCTCGCTATTTTAACGGGTGGGACGGGATTTAAGGAGAAGTAAGATGAAAACAATAGTAGTTAAAACACAAGCAGAGCTAGACGCGCTTCCAGATTCGTTTACCGAATTTACAGTAATTGAAATTAGATCACCCGAAAACGTTTGGCTTAAGGTGACGAAGGCTCGGGGCTCATCGAGAGTTGAAGCTCGGGGCTCATCGCGAGTTGAAGCTTGGGGCTCATCGCGAGTTGTAGCTCGGGACTCATCGCGAGTCGTGGCTTGGGACTCATCGCGAGTCGAGGCTTGGGACTCATCGCGAGTCGAGGCTTGGGACTCATCGCAAGTCGTGGCTCTGGGCTCATCGCAAGTCGTGGCTCTGGGCTCATCGCGAGTCGTGGCTCGGGGCTCATCGCGAGTCGAGGCTTGGGGCTCATCGCGAGTCGAGGCTTGGGACTCATCGCAAGTCGTGGCTCGGGACTCATCGAGAGTTGAAGCTTGGGACTCATCGAGAGTTGAAGCTTGGGACACCACCACAGTTCATCTTTGTGATTATGGCTCCCCATCGGTTTCGGCATTCTTTTTCTGTGTTGTATTCGTCAATAACGCATCAGCTAAAATCACTCACCTTGCGGATAAGGCCACTGCCAAGTTTTGTGTTGATGCAAAAGCTACTGACGTGATCCTGAAAAAAGATAAAACAGCCCATGTCGAGCTAATGCAGAAAGAACTTAGCTTCGAAACTTATCTGAAGCGCGGATATGTTAAAGCCGACGGTATTTTGTCTAGAGTTATCTCTCATAAAAAGTTAGCTACTGTAGACGTGTTCGAGATTGAAACCAACTTCGAAAAGGGTTTCTTAGTTAAGAAGGGTGAAGTCTTTTCTCACGGTAAAACGATTAAAGAAGCAAAAGAATCGCTCAAGTACAAAATTTCAAGCAGAGATACTTCTGAATTTAAGAAGTGGACACCTAAGACGGTAGTTACTCAGGCACTTATGATTCAAGCATATCGCGCGATTACTGGTGCGTGCGAATTTGGTGTGCGTAGTTTCTGCGAAGGTAAGAAGTTACCAAAAAAGATCAGCATTCAAGATGCAATTAAACTAACTAAGGGCCAATACGGAAACGAGACATTTGCGGGGTTTTTTCAGAAATGAAATCTCAAGAGTTAAACTTCCCCGACCTAGAGAAAATTGTGTGGCGAAAATCCAGACCGGGTAAAGAGTTTTGCGGCGCAGTTCCGCTTCTCATCACACACACGCATAATTATGCACTTTTTATGCCGCCAGGTGGTTTGTCATGCTTAAAGAAAATTTCTGGTTCTTTTTAGTGGTCACTTCTCTAGCCGTTCTTTCGATCTACTCCGTGATCAAGCAACCTATCCGAGTTTGTAGTGATCATTTAGTTATCGGCGTTGTGTTTGAGAAGTGTCTAATGGATGGATTTGGAAGGTAAAAGTTTCCCGAAATAGTTCGGGGAAATAACCCGCTCGGCTTTATTTGTTGTTATTCAAATTTGTGGTGTCGGGCGGGTGTTTTAAAAGGTTTACGAATGATCGTAAAGAAAGAAGGAAGTATGAAAACAGAAGTAACAGAAATTGAAATTAACGGAGAATCTTACGTTAAGAAGTCATCAATCAAAGATTCATCCGTTCCAGTAAAGGACGGCATGAAATATGTAATCGTTAGAACCCATTCTGCGGGTGTGTTTGCAGGATTTCTTGAATCAAGAGTTGGTCAAGAAGTTGTGATGCGACAAGCGAGAAGAATATTTTATTGGGATGGTGCCGCCTCATTAAGTCAATTGGCGATCAATGGAACCACGAAACCACAAAACTGCAAATTCCCGGAGGAAGTAGACCGTGTTGAATTATTACAAGCGATTGAAATTTTGGATTGCACACCTGCTGCTAAAAAAAGCATCGAATCAGTCGGCATTTGGAAAATGTAATATGAGCACAGAAAATGAATTAACTGGCTCTGGCT